AAAAAGATGGGTGCAGATGGTAAGAGCCTAGCTGGCAACGTTAAGGGTGAGTTCACCAAAGGTGTTACAACCAACATCGACGGTAAACAATCCGGTGTTAAGACACTGAAGAAAGAACCAGGACACGGTGCTGAGAAAAAAGGTGCAGGCGAAACCAGCGGCACAAACACAACAGCAATCGTTACTAAGAAACAATAACGGAAAACAGAATGCATCAACTCAAATATCTAAGAGAAAACCTAAGCTTTGATCAAGCTAGAGTAGTCTTAGAATCCGACGACAAGGATGGCAAAAGTCTTTATCTAAAAGGCATTGCCATCCAAGGCGGAATTCGTAATGCTAATCAGCGTGTTTATCCAGTGGACGAAATTACCAACGCGGTTAAAACACTTAATGATCAGATACAAAATGGTTATTCAGTCTTAGGTGAAGTTGATCATCCTGATGATCTAAAAGTTAATTTGGATCGTGTGTCACACATGATAACAGATATGTGGATGGACGGACCAAACGGTTACGGAAAGATGAAAATCCTTCCAACGCCCATGGGTAACTTAATTCGTACTATGCTTGAAAGCGGTGTAAAACTTGGCGTAAGTTCTAGAGGCAGCGGCAACGTTGATGAAAGATCTGGCGAAGTATCTGATTTTGAGATTATCACAGTCGATATAGTTGCTCAACCCAGCGCACCAGGTGCATATCCAACACCCGTATATGAACATTTGATGAATATGCGTGGTGGTAATCGTGCACTAAGAGTAGCTAAAGAAGTAAAAGACGATCCAAAGGCCCAAAAATATCTGAAGGAAGGACTGCTTCAGATTATCAAAGGTCTAAAATAAAGCCCGAGGAGAAAACATAAATGTTGGACGCATTCAAACAATTAGTAGAATCAGGAGTTATGTCAGAGGAAACAAAGACAGAACTTGAATCTGCATTCACTAAAAAACTTCAAGAGAATCGCGACCAAGTTACTGCCGAGCTTCGTGAAGAATTTGCTAAACGCTATGCACACGACAAGAGTGTAATGGTTGAAGCAATCGACAAGATGTTAGGCGATAGATTGGCCGTAGAAATGGCTGAACTTGCTGAAGATAAAAAGGCTCTAGTGGAAGCTAAGGTCGCTTATCAGCAGAAAATGAAGACAGATGCAAAAGTATTAGAAACATTTGTCTTACAACAGCTAGGTAAAGAACTTATTGAATTCCAAGGCGATCGTAAAAAGGTTGCTGAAAATTTCTCTAGGTTAGAAAAATTTGTAGTACATGCACTGGCTAAAGAAATTAATGAGTTTGCACAGGATAAAAAAGATCTTGCTGTAACCAAAGTTAAGTTAGTCAAAGAAGCCAAGGCAAAGTTTGATGAAATTAAAGCAAGATTTATCAAACAAAGTTCAGAAGTTGTTAAAGAAGCAGTGTCTAAGAAACTAACAGCTGAAATCAAACAGTTGAAAGAAGACATTGACAGTGCAAGAAATAATGACTTTGGACGTAGATTGTTCGAAGCTTTTGCACAGGAATATTCAACATCTTACCTAAACGAAAAGTCTGAAACAGCAAAACTGTTAAAGATTATCGCTAAGAGAGATCAAGAAATTTCCGAAGCAAAAGAAGCTCTAGAGCAGAAGGATACGTTGGTTGAATCCAAGGAACGCGAAATCCGTGTTGCAAAAGATCTAGCAGAACGTAAGGCTATTATGAGCGAACTGTTGACACCATTAAGTGCCGACAAAAGAGAGTTAATGCGTGAGTTACTTGAAAGTGTAAACACTAACAAACTAGCAATCGCATATGACAAATACCTACCCGCAGTATTGGAAGGCGAAACGAAAAAAGTAGCAAAAACTACGTTAACAGAAGGAACCGCTGTAACAGGCGATCGCGAAGTTAAGGTTCAGCCACAGGTAGGCTCAGATAACATATTAGAAATCCGCAAATTAGCGGGACTAAAATAATATTCAAGGAGAAGACATAAAATGTCACAACTTTTAAATGAAAGATGGTCAGAGACCAAAGAAGCTCTGCTTGAAGGCCTACAAGGTAACCGCCGTGCTTCAATGAGCGTATGCTTAGAGAACACTCGTAAGTACCTAGCAGAGTCTGCAACAGCAGGTGCAACCAGTGCTGGTAACGTTGCAACACTTAACCGTGTTATCCTTCCAGTAATTCGTCGTGTAATGCCCACTGTTATTGCCAATGAAATCATCGGTGTTCAACCAATGACTGGCCCAGTTGGTCAAATCCACACACTACGTATTCGTTATGCAGATAGCGGAGACGGAATTGTAGCAGGTGATGAAGCTCTAAGCCCATTCAAGATCGCTGCTGCTTATTCAGGTAACGATGTTGACAGCAATCCTAAAGCTGCTGCAACAGCACAGCTTGAAGGTCAACCAGGTAAGAGAATGAGCATCCAGATCCTCAAAGCACCAGTAGAAGCTAAGAGCCGCAAGCTATCAGCTCGTTGGACATTTGAGGCAGCACAGGATGCACAAGCTCAACAGGGTATTGACATCGAAGCAGAAATCATGGCAGCACTTGCTCAAGAAATTACTGCTGAAATCGACCAAGAAATTCTAGCAAGCCTACGTGGTCTAGCTAGCGTTGAAGAAACTTATGACCAAAGTCTAGTTTCTGGTACAGCAACATTCGTCGGTGACGAACACGCTGCACTAGCAATTCAGATCAACCGCGTAAGCAACTTGATCGCTCAGCGTACACGTCGTGGTGCTGGTAACTGGGCAGTTGTAAGTAACCAAGCTCTTACAATTCTTCAGTCAGCAACAACTTCAGCATTTGCACGTACAACAGAAGGTACATTTGAAGCACCAACAAACACCAAGTTCGTTGGTACACTCAACGGTGCAATGAAGATCTACGTTGACAGCTACAAAACTGACAGCGATACCAACAACCAGGTTCTAATTGGTTATAAGGGTGCAAGCGAAGCAGATGCTCCAGCTTTCTATTGCCCATATATTCCTCTAATGAGCTCCGGTGTTGTTCTAGATCCAAACACCTTCGAGCCAGTAGTTGGCTTCCTCACACGTTATGGCTACGTAGAACTCAGCAACACTGCAAGTTCTCTAG